AGATGGAAAACTTACACCTTTATCTTGCCTCCTCCAACATCGCCGTTATACGCGAAAATTCGTATCTGCTGGCGTTGGTGATTTTCTTGGTTATATGCCTCGCCCTTCTGCTCGTGTTTCGTCGTGGTCTTATTTCGATTTTAAGAAGGGTATCAATTTTAATTACTCGATTCCTCGATATTATCTTAGGTATCTTAAATTGGAAGACGAAGTCGTTCGCTCGATTACTGCTGCTGATGCTTATGCACATTTTAGCAAGTCTCCTTTGGTTAAGTGTATTGTGTCTTTGTGTGTTGAGCGGTTCAACCTCAATTCCGCCGTATCCAATAGAGCGTCGTATGCATGGGAACAAAAGCAAATAATGCGCTTTGCAGCATCTTCTCGGAAGATGCCCGACTTAGACCCTCCTACTTGGCTAGATTTAGATATTCTCCGATTTTGGAGAGATCATTATAAACTTCAACTAATTACTTAATTTATGGGAAAACAACCTTTTATTTCTCACGTTGTTAACGGCTACTCTCGTTATGATGTTCCTGAGAGTAAAGCCTTTACGTGCACACCGGGTATTCTCTATCCGGTGCGGATTGATTTTATCAATGCTCGAGACCGTGTATCTATTGAGCAGGGAATTGATGTTCGTAGTAACCCCCTTGCCGTTCCTACGTTCAATCCTTACACTGTTCGTCTGCATCGTTTTTGGGTGCCGCTTCAGCTTTATCACCCCGAATTGAGGACGAATAGTAGTAAGTTTGACATGAATAATTTGAGTTTGAATTGGATTACCGCCCTTGTTGGTACGAGCGGAACAACCACTCCCAATTCCGCTCTTGGTGCTTCGCGTGCCTATCCTAACTCACTTATGTCCTGGCTTCGTGTTTCTAATAAGACATCGCTGCAGCTTTCAAACCAACCTCCTTATACTGCTAGCCTCCCTTCCGGCGCTGCGGTTAATCAGTGGGCAAACGCTGATACATATCTAGCTTATTGGGATATTGTCCGAAATTATTACAGCTACTCGCAGTGGTCTTTATTTTCGATTGCGTGGCCTGCTTCCTGGTCGATTCTCGAAGACTCCTATTCTTTTGCCGCCCAATCTACGTATTTCAAACAAGAGTTCTCTAATCTAGAGTTTCTTGATGCCTACTTTGAGAGCCAGTTTTATCCGTCAGCCGTTTCGAGTACGAACAACACTTTCAATAGAGGTAACTTGTTTTTTCAGATAATCAATTCTCAACTTCCTTCAGGCGGCGATCAAGATGGTTACCCCGTTTCTGCTACGCTGCCTAGCGGTGCTAACATTGTCTCTGGAGGTGGCCCGTCAGGTCAGTTTTCTGGTGCTATAGGTGAGAATTCTGTCTCTAGTATTTCCGCTTTCCTATTCGCACATCCTATGGCTGTTGTACCTTCGAATCCTGATCGTTTTAGTCGCCTTATTCCTGTAGGCTCTTCGTCTGCTGTTTCTATGACTGGCGTAAGCACTATTCCGCAGCTGGCTATTGCTTCTCGCCTTCAGGAATACAAAGACCTCCTCGGCGCTGGAGGTAGCCGTTATAGCGATTGGTTGGAGACGTTTTTTGCATCGAAGATCGAACACGTCGATCGCCCGAAGCTTCTTTTTAGTGCGTCGCAGACTGTTAATGTGCAGATTGTTATGAATCAGGCGGGACAGAATAATTTTTCCGGTTCGAGTGTTAATGGCCCTCTTGGACAACAAGGTGGTGCTATCGCATTCAATGATCGGTTAGGTCGTCGACAATCTTATTATTTCCGCGAACCCGGCTACATGATCGATATGCTGAGTATTCGTCCTGTTTATTTTTGGAGTGGCATCACCCCTGATTATTTGAACTATCAAGGCTCTGACTACTTTAACCCTATTTATAATGATATAGGTTACCAGGACGTTCCCGCGGCTCGGCTTTTCAGCAATGCTGCTGGTTCGAACCTCGGTCTCGCAGTTGCTTACGAGCCTTGCTTTAACGAGTTTCGTTCGTCCTATGATGAGGTATTGGGTTCGTTGTCTTCGTATCCTGCCCCTGAGTTAAGCGTCCCTAAGCCTCTTTACTCGTATTGGGTGCAACAGCGCTCTCTTGGTTTTTCGTATGTAGGTTCTGCTGGCGTTAATTATTATCCTGCTCTTTTCGTGGATATGGCGCAAGTTAATTCGCCTTTTGCGTCCAATGTAGAGGATAATTTCTTTATAAATATGTCTTATTCGGTTCAAAAGAAGAATCTTGTCAACAAAACCTTTGCTACTCGTTTGTCTAACCGTTAATACATTAATTTTATGGCACTTGATTGGTTACTTGAGGATACTCCTGCTTACGTTTCTCGCGGTCAGCGTATTCTTTCCGTTCTTGATGGTTCTGGCTCTGTCGATGTTTTACCCGGGCGTCCGGATGTAGTGGTCGAACCTTCTGATTTTGATAAGGGCGACAAATTCAACCCTGAAATCGACTTCGACCCTAATTCATTTTCTCGTATGGATAAGTTCGACGGACTCGAAGTTGGTCAGGAACTTATTGACTCAGAGATAGATAGGTCTAAGTCTGCTTCGAAGTCTACTAACCCTGAAGAAAAATAGTTCTTTCTTTACTTGACGATATATGTTACGTGCGCGGACCCCTTCTGCAAGAGTTCGTGAATTGCTGAAGGTTATTGGTAACGACTGCGGGAGAGGCCGCGCATTTTTCTATCGTTCTTTAAATTTTACTATCATGTCCGATATTAAACAACCATTCTATAAGTCGAAGGCGTTTTGGACGCTCGTCTCTTCTATTGTTGCCGCTTTGGCTGCCTTTTTCCTTGCCTCGTGTTCTGCTCAAGCTAGAATGCAGCGTAGTGGCGTTCACATCGATACCGTGCGTGTCGATTATATCATCCGTTCTAACAATTTAACTCACATGTAGTATGCCTATTCCTGTTGCCGCTGCTGCATCTTTCGGTCAAGCTCTTGGTCAATCCGCCGCTTCTACGGGCACTACTGGCCTAATTACTGGCGCCCTCGGTCAGCTTTTCGGAGGCATGAACGCCCGCCGCCAGTGGCGTTTCCAGCAAAAGCAGATGAAACTTCAGCAGCAGTATGCTTTAGAGCAAATGCAAAAACAGTCAGAGCTTTCTTATGCTAATTGGCAGAGACAGTTTGACTACGAGAATGCTTATAATGACCCTTCGAAGCTTTTTGCTCGCTATTTGAAGGCTGGTGTTACTCCCGCGGCTGTTCTTGGTTCTTCGGGTGTTGGTGTTAACGCTACTATGTCAGGAGGTTCTGCCGCTATGCCTTCCGCTGCTGGCCCTTCTGGTGGCTCTTCAGTCAGTCCCGGTGCTTCGCCTGTTGCCGACCCTACTGCTATCGCGCAGAATATGGTTGCGCAGTCAACGGTAAGCCGTAACGATGCTGCTGCTAATCGCGATAACGCTGAGGCTCAGTCGATTAATGACCAGAATGTTGGCAATCAACTTTATACTGTTATGGCTCAAGCCCGTGTAGCTCTTGATGAGGCAGTAACAAAACATAATTTAGCAGCCCATGATGTTCTTCGAGTTCAAGAGGATATAGAAAAGAATAATCGATTTATTTCTGATGCTACCCTTTTGAGTGTCATTGATGAAAAGAAGAATCAGGCTGCCCTTGTCGCTGCGGAAGTTCGCCGCTTGAATATCGAGAATGAAAATATAGGTGCGATCATGTCGGCTCAAGCCTTTATGATGAATACTCAGGCCGCTCTTAATCAAGTTCTTGGCGAACAGGCTCGCGAAGTTATAGAGTCTTTGCGTTTAAACAATCTTGACACTGCTAATGAGCTTGCACGTAATTGGGAAAAGCGTTTCGATATCGAAATTCCGAATCCTCAGTATTCAGAAAATCTTAGAAGTAAAAACCCTATTACTCGTGGAAATCCCGGTCCTAAAACTTTCAAGATTTCAATGTCGCTTAAAGATTTTCATGATAAAACTATTATAAACGAAGCAAATGCATCTGACTTCCTTCCCGAGCAGGCCCGCATTGCTCTTCGTAACGCGAAGGTTGACCCGTATGTTGAAATTTCTAAAGCCTTGGTTGGCGCGGCTGCTAGTATTGCTGGCGCAGGCATAATTCGTGGAGGTATGTCTCGTGCGTCTAAGACTATCTCTGCCGGCGGTTCTACCAGTGATTCTGCTGGTTCTTCACTTACGACTCGTTACGACTCGAGAGGAAATCTTGTTGGTTATGCAAAAACAGAGATGACTCGTGGCACTCATTCGAGCTCGTACAATACTACTCGAAACTATCGTTAGAATTGTTGATTTTTTTTTGTATTTTAAGTTTTTGTTGTTAAATTTGCCTTGTAAACCAATAATCTTATTATTATGAAAAAGCTTAAGCAACCTGTAATTGACAAGCTGCGACTCGATGTTATAGAGTACGCGTTCGTAGAGTGGCTTGTCCGCCGAGGCATATTTACGGCCTTTAGGGCGAACTATGATCGCGTTCCTACGACTCGTAAAACCTTTCGAGACTGCTTGCGTGATCAAATCCAATATGTTTATCGTTCGCCCAGCCTTGGCCCCGAGTCTCTCATCTCCTCTGCTTTTCTGTTTACTTCAACCCCTGAGGGTTACGAATTCTGGATCAAGCACTCAGACGCTTGGAAGCGTTTTTACGATGAGCTCTAAATGAAATATTAAATTATACTATTATGACACACGTTCATGTTGTTATTCGCCGCGTTAATCCGGCCCTGAAGGTTGACTTCGTACAGGTAGGCTGCATCAAAGATGAGCAGTTTGAAACTCTTCATCTTGATGCTCTTGCTCGTACTCCTATTTCTGACTATGTAGAGCATTCTACTATTTCTGTTTCGCCCTATATCGATCATAGTCGTATTCCTAGTCTCGTAGAGGCCCTGATCGCGTACCCTGATTTTTCGATTGACTTTTTCGATAATACACTTGTCCTTATGTTTAATGCTGATCTGACTCACGATGAAAGCACGTCGAAAGAAGAAGGGAAAGGGAACTAAGGTAGTCACCCGCCCGCTCGGTGGAAGAGTTCTTTAACTCGTTGAGCCCCAGGAGATTTTGTTTCTCCTGAGGGTTCTTTTTTATTCATTCGTTCGTCGGTATATTCTAATTTTTGAATTATGGATTATTTTGATTTTAGACCCAAGTATTCTCCTGTCATTAATAGTGCACCTCATCGTTACTCGATTGGCGCGTATCGTGGTCGAAAGCGAGTTATTATCGCTTGGTTTGTCGACGAAAACCCTGCGAACCAATATCTTATTCGTTGTCGTCGTACTAACCCTTATGTTAAATTCGATTGTCTTAAAAGTCTCTTCTGATGGCTTGTTCGTCTCCCATATGGATACGTAATCGTCGTTATTTTGACAAGAAGAATCCTTGTCGCGATGGTTCTGATGTTGCTAAGTCTGCCTTAGCACTTCGACCCTGGGATATTTCTCGCTTGTGGCTGATGGTCCCGTGCGGAAAGTGCGAAGACTGCTTGCGTCGTCAGCGTAACGATTGGTTTGTTCGACTTGAGCGTGAGCTTGCTCGTTGTAAAGCCGATTCTCAGCAGGCTATTTTTATTACGATAACTATAGCTCCTAAGTATTACGAGGAAGCATTGATTAATCCGACTCGTTTTATTCGACGGTGGAACGAGCGTGTCCGTCATAGCCTTGGTCACTCCTTTAAACATGCGTTTTTCCAGGAGTTTGGCACCCACCCTGAAATTGGCTCTGAGCCGCGCCTACATTTCCATGGTTTTCTCTTTGGGACCAACGTCTTATACAACGAAATCCGAAAGGCTGTTGGAGACCTTGGTTTTGTTTGGCTCGGAAAAGGTACGCACAAACGAGCTCGATATGTTGTTAAATATGTTACTAAGCAAATTCAATTTAATCCCGAAGAGATTTCGGACAAATATGTTACTGTAGATGGAAAACTTACACCTTTATCTTGCCTCCTCCAACATCGCCGTTATACGCGAAAATTCGTATCTGCTGGCGTTGGTGATTTTCTTGGTTATATGCCTCGCCCTTCTGCTCGTGTTTCG